GCTGGCTTTTTTTGATATTCCCACGCCGTCCATCCGGGCGGCTTTTTGATTTTACGGCAGGAGAGGTGGTGACGTGGCCAACGAAGAAAATCTCATTCCGTTCAGCGAACGAACGGAGAGCGAACAGAGACAGATCGCTCAGAAGGGCGGCATTGCATCCGGTGCGGCCCGCCGCCGCAAGCGCTCCATGAAGGAAGCCGCCGACTACTACCTCAGCCTGCCGGAGACCGACCGCCGCCGGGTGAACGCCCTGCTGCGGGATGCGGTGGACAATGAGGACATCGACAATCAGATGTCGGTGGTCATGGGCATCACCGAAGCCGCCAAGCGCGGCGATGCCCGGGCGGCAGGCGTGCTGCTGAAGATGCTGGGCGAAGAGACCGTGCAGGAGGACCCCGCCGCCGATGCACTGGAAGCCGCCCGCAAGCTGCTGGGAGGTGTGGACAGTGCCATTGACTGAGTTTCAGCAGGAGTTTTTGCGCAACTGTTCCCACCGCTGGAACATCAAAACCGGGGCCACCCGCTCCGGCAAGACCTATCTGGACTGCGCCGTCACCATCCCCAAGCGCATCTGCGCGGCCCGGGACGAGGGCCTTTGCGTCATGCTGGGCAACACCCTCGGCACGCTGGAACGCAACGTGCTGGAGCCCATGCGGGCGCTCTGGGGGCCGGAGCTTGTGGGCATGGTGCGCACCTCGGCGTCCGGCAACATCGTGCAGCTGTTCGGCCGCAAGGTGTACGTGCTGGGTGCCGACAACAAAAAGCACATCGCCCGCATTCAGGGCGCGGCCTTTGAGTACGCCTATGGGGACGAGATCACCACATGGGACGAAGGTGTGTTCCAGATGCTGAAAAGCCGTCTGTCCTGTCCGCACAGCCATTTTGACGGCACCTGCAACCCGGACAATCCGCAGCACTGGTTCAAAAGGTTTCTGGACAGCGATGCGGACATTTACTGTCAGGCCTACACCATCGACGACAACCCCACTCTGCCGCCGGAGTTCGTGGCTCAGCTGAAAAAGGAGTATGCGGGCACGGTCTACTACAACCGCTTCATTCTCGGCCAGTGGGCCGCAGCAGGCGGCATCATCTACCGGCCCTTTGCGGACAGCATCGCTGCCGGGGATGGGCGTTTCCTCTGGCCCGCAGCTAGCCCCTGCCGCCCGTGGCGCATCCACATCGGGGTGGACTTCGGCGGCAACGGCTCCTACCACGCCTTTGTGGCTACCGGCATCCTGCCGTATTACGCGGGGGTCGTGGGGCTGGCATCTGCCCGCATCGACCCGAAAAATCAGGATGCCGACTACCTCGCCGCGCAGCTCATCGATTTCTGCACCGCCGTGTTCGCACGGTACGGCGAGATCCACTACATTTTCTGTGACAGCGCCGAACAGACGCTGATCAACCACATCCGCACCCGGCTGCGGGCCTGCCCGTTTTCATGGCTGGCCGACCGGGTGAACAATTCCGCTAAAATCCAGATCATTGACCGCATCCGCCTGACGTCCATCCTCATGGGAGGCGGGCGCTTTTGGTATATGCCGGAAGCTGCCACCCTGCGGGACGCCCTTGCCAGCGCCCTGTGGAGCCAGAAGCACCCCGGCGTGGACGAACGTCTGGACGACGGCACCACCGACATTGACACATTGGACGCGTTCGAGTACACCATCGAGCGCGATTACAGGAGACTGACTGCAAGATGAACGTTGCCGCTTTTATTGAATACCTGAACAAAACAAAGGGCCTGCAGATCGACGCCTCCTATTATGCCAAAATTGAAAAATGGCGGCAGTGGTGGCAGGGCTATGTGCCCGGTGTGCATAATATCAAGATCACGCGGGAAGACGGTGAGCACAAGCGCCGCAGGGCGTCCCTGCGGATGCCCAAGCGCGTGTGTGAGGATTGGGCCTGCCTGCTGCTGAACGACAAGACCACCTTCCAGATCGGCGATGCAGCCACTGCTGCCTACCTGCTGGGCAGCGATGAACAGCAGACCGGCGGCCTTTTGCGTCAGCTGCATTTCTGGGAGAACGCCAACAAGCTGGTGGAAAAGGCCTACTGGTCCGGCACCGGCGCGTTCGTGCTGAGCGTGGAGGGCATCAAAGGCACGGACGGCCAGCTGGAAGCAGACCCGGATGCCCGCATCGCACTGGACTATGACCCGGCATCCTGCATCCTGCCCATCAGCGTGGAGCGCGGCGTCGTGACCGAAGCCGCCTTTGTATCGGAATGTCTGATGGAAGGCAGGCCCTGCGTCTATCTGCAGACCCACACGGTCAGGGACGGCAGGTACACCGTCACCAACGAATGGTTTGAGATCAGTCAGGAACAGAACGGCGCGCCGGTGTTCACGCCGCACAAAGCGCCTGCGGGCACGGTGACTGAATTGCACCCGGAGGGCTCCCCGCCGTGGTTCAG